GCAACCTTCATGTGGACATCAGTGACGAAGAGATTGGGATCGGCGGCGGCTGTGATCGCCGAGAGGTGCGTGCGCGGGTAGCCCATCACGCCTCTCCGTTCTCATCCGGCGGCGCGGCGTCGGCTATGGCCGCAGCGATGGCTTCCTTGGTCATTCCGAACCCGAGCGCGACGCCGCGCTCCTTGGCCAACTGCCGGAGTTGCCCAACCGACAAGTCAGCCCGGACCTCGGGATCTCCGGGGCTCTCATCCGTGACACGGATCGGCTCAAAGGCCAGGGGCCACCTCCGGGCGGCGGGGTGATTGGACCAGATGCGGGTGTGGTCCTGGAAGACGGAGAACTCCGAGCCGTTCAGCAGACCAGTGAACGACTCCTTGGCGACCAACATGGTTCGCTGGTTGAACGGCATTGCGAAACCTCCAAGGGCTCCGGGGGCGGGTTTCACCCCGCCCCCGGAGCGAGACTGATTAGGTGACGTGGATCTCCAGGCGGCGCATCCCGTCCAGGACGAAGGGGGTGGCGTTGTTCCGCCAGATGGCGTACAGGCCACGCTTGCCATACGGCATCGAAGGGGTGCTGCCGTCGAACATGTGCGGGATGACCTCGATGTTCATCCCGACGCGGTCGACGATCAGGTACTGCTTGGGATCTCCGAAGGCGAGGACGACCTTGTGGCTTGTCGTCACGTCGGTCGACCAGGCGGAGGGAACCTCGTAGATGGGGTAGTCCAGCAACCGCCGACCGACATTGCCGGTCGGCGTGTTCGGGGTCAGGCCGCCGACGGAGCTGTAGAACTGCCCGCCGAAGAGTCGGCCGTTGGTCGCCGTCGTCTCGAAGCCCTGGATGGCCCGGAGGGTCCTCCGGGACATGAACCATGCGGCACCGACGCGGTGCCGGAGCGGCACTGCGGCTTCGGTCGTGTCGATGTCGGCGATCGCCAGCGTGTTGGCTGTCGCCGACGTGAGGAGCGTGAAGCTGGCCTTGTCGTAGGCGGCCAGCATGCCCAAGGGATTGGCCCCGGTGCCATCCCCCGTGGCGTAGGACGCCTCTTCCTCGTTGTCCTTGGCCTCACTGAAGAGCTTGGCCATCTGGGTGGCGATGTCAGGCCGGTCTTGGCCCATGCCGATCGAGTAGGTGATCAGGCTCTGGACGTCGAACACCTCGACCGAGGGCTGCCCGAACGTCGGGGTACTGTCGGTCGCGACTGCGTTCTGCAAGCCGCGGGTCGCCGTCACGGCTGTCGCAGTGATGCCGTGCCAGATGTCCGAACCGATGATCTGCTCGATCCGGCAAGCGGCGCGGAACGGATTGATCGAGGTCCAGACGCCGATCGGGACCACCGTGGGATCGAGGAAGACCGGGACGGCGTAGCCGCCCGTGGTGCCGGTGGAGCTGGAGTCCATCGAAGCGGCCTCTTCTCGGGTGAGGCCCGGGTTCGATGGATTGATGAGCAGCTTCGTGAAGGCTTCCTTGTAGGTCGGGCTGTCCGTCGCCAGAACGCGGCGGGCAAACTCGCCGGTCTTGGTGTCCTTGGAGTCGAGCAGCATCTGGATGTGCGCTCGCGCCTCGCCCTCGTGGCTGATGGCAGCCGGATGCGAGAACGTGGCGCGCTCGACGGCGAACATCGCGCCGTCGCGGTAGGCCCGCATGAGCTCCGGCTCGGAATTCGAGAGGTTCCGGTACTGCTCGAGCGCGAAGATGTCTTCGGGCACGCGCCGTGCCTTGATGGCCTGCAGGCTGCGGGCCGCCGGCTTGAAGGCGGGCTCGCGGTGCGGTTCGGAGTCGATTTCGCCGAGCCGATCGCGCAGGGCCTGCTTCTCGGCGATGCGGGCGCTGAGTTCCTTGTCCAGTTCGTCGAGTGTCGTCCACTCGCTCTGGGCTTCCGGCGTGAAGGGCTTGACGCCGAATTCGGCGTAGAGGCCTTTCATCCGGGCGCGGACATCACCCTGGAATGTTGCGTACTCCTCGAGGGTCTTCAGCGCCTCGAGGTCGGTCATGGTCATCATCAATGCTTCTCCAAGTGGCGCAGCCAGGCCTCTCGGGTCTGGAAACGCCGAGGGATGGGCGCCGCCACGGGCGACGTCGACGGTCCCGCTGGAGCTGGTTCGACCGGTTCCGCGGTTGCGGATGCGCTCGGCTCCGGATCGTCCGGCGCGAGCAGTTCATCGATGGCCCCGCGGATCGTCCGCAGGGACCTCTCGGTGGCAGTGGAGAAGGCGGGCCGGCTTTCCTTGGCCCGCAGGCGCGCTCGTTCGGCGGCATGGTCGGCGAGTTCGGTCGCCTCGACCGCGAGAGCCGCGATGCGCTCAGTGAAGGGGGCCTGCCCGGTGTAGGGCGGAGCCTCCATGTCGGCGTCGGTCAGATGCCCGGCGAGGTGCCGGTGGACACCCTTGCGATCGGCCTCGGGGACTGTCGTCCCGCCCCGGCCGCCGTTGAGGATGCCGATGCCCGACGAGCAGGCTTTCAGGTTCGCCGCGCCCACCGACCCGTCCTCGGAGACCTCGTGATGGATGAACTTGTACGAAGCCTTGGCCTCCGGGTCGCCGTCGTCGTCGACCCAGGCGTGGGCCTTGCGCAGGGCCGGCTCGGCACCATCGCCGGATGGCAACCGCGCCTCGTTGGCCGGGCCGTCCCAAGGGCCGTCGTCAGTGGCGGTCGTGTGCCGCCCGATAGCGCTCGCTTCTAGGTCGGGTGCTAGCCCCTCGGCGGCCATCGCGCGGCGCCGCCCGGCGGGGGCGTTGAGCCGCTGGACGGTCTGCGCCAGCGTCTCGACCCGGTCGACCATGCCAACGGCAAGGGCGGCCTTGGCGGTGAGCACACGGCCTCCGCCGTAGTCGGCCTCCACTCGGTCGGCCGAGACGCGGCGGCCCGCGGCGACGTCGGCAATGAACTGTGCGTAGGAAGCGTCGACCCGGGACTGGATGTCCGCACGGGCCTCGTCGCTGAGCGGCTCGAATTCGTTGCCCTCGGTCTTGTGTTCGCCAGCGCTGACGAATGTCATGGTCACGCCGATCTCGTCGAGCATCCGCGACACGTCCTGGTGGAGGGCGTAGATGCCGATGGAGCCGACCGACCCGGATGGCGTGACGACCACCTCATCAGCCTGGCTTGCGAGCCAGTAGGCGGCCGAGGCGGCGAGCGTGTTGGCCACGGCCACGATGGGCTTCGTTCCGCCGCGCGCGCCGCGCAACTCGGCGGCAAGTTCGGTCACGCCAGCGACCGTGCCGCCCGGAGAGTCGACGTCGAGCACGACCGCCTTGACGGCCGGATCGTTGAGTTCGGCGCGGAGGGACTCACGCAGGTCGTCGACGCCGACGCCGCCGAAGTATTCCATCATCCAGTCGGCCCGATGCTCGATCACGCCGTAGACCGGCAGGACCGAAACGGAGCCGACGCGGACAGCGCCACCATGCGGGCCGTCGAGGGCGACGATCGCGGCACCGTCCACCTGGATTGCCGGACCCTGCCTGACGCGGTCGACGATCCGACCCAGCGTTGTAGGGAGGATGGCCCACGGCGCCTCAAGCATGGCTTCCGCGGTGGTGCGCTTCGTTGGCGGCATCTCACTGCCCTCCGTTGGGGTGTGGCGCGGTGAGCGCCGGTAGGGCTGGGACTGACGGGATCCATACCTGCAGCATCCGCCCGTTGAGGCTGGCCACGGGCTCGAACAGACTCGGAAAGTGGGCGACGAGCGGGTGGTCGAGGGCGAACAGGTCGCCGCGAGCAATCTGCGACCCGACCCAATCGCCGGACGACGGCCAGAAATCGCGGCGAGCGGCGAGGGCGACGGTGCCGGGCGTCTGTAGTTGGACCGACGGCAGGCCCGAATGTTCGCCGACCAATCTGCGGAGGTCGCCCGCCGTGACGGCCTCAACTACTGCGTCCGGATCCCATCCTTCGCGGCGGAGTGTCGCCATCGCCTGCGCCTCGATCGCGAGCACGTCCGCCGCGTCCTTGACGTCCTCGGCTAGGAAGGGGATGTGGCGGTCGTCGTACCAGAGACGCGTGCCTGGCCGCGGCGGGACGATCGTTTCGAGCGATCCGGCGAAGCTGCCCCAGTCCGGCCGCAGGAATGAGTCGGCGACCAAACGCCGGGCGGCTCCGAAGTTGCCGGCGTTGAGGCTCGAACCCTGCAAGCCCTCGGATACCGGGACGATCGTCGGATGCAGGCCCATCGCCGCGACGATCCGAGTCTCGCCCTTACCCTGCGTTGCGGAGAACTCCAGTTGCTGGAGATCCTTGCCGACCACCTGCGCCTCGACTCCGCCGAGAAGCGCCACCGTCCGATAGGCGTTGAAAGCCCCGGCGTGCTCTTGGTCGAAGAGATCGACGATCTGCCTAGCCTTCTCTGTCCCTATGGCCGGCGGGAACTTGAGGATGATGTTTGGGGTCGCCGCATGGTTGAAGAACTGGAGCTTATGCGTGGTCGCGGCACTATCCCCGCGGATGTCCCGCAATGCCGCCGTGATCAGCGGCATGCCCCGATAGCGCGCCAGCGGATCTCGGATCGGCGCGAAGTGAGCCACCTCTTCGCGCAGGAATGACCAAATCTCGCCGCCCCCGTGCGAACCGTTCGTGGTGTAGGAGAACCCGATGATCTCAGCGTCCGGATCCCACGCCGGATAGGTCATGTCCTTATTCGGCGAGCCAACGAGGATCGTCGTCCAGTCCGGCCGGAGTCGTTTGATCCGATTCGGACGACGGACGCCGAACCAGTCCCCGGCGAGATCTGAGTCGAGTCGGGCCAGCGTCAGGAGATCGGCCGTCGTCTCGCCAGGTTCGGGCCGCTCGATGATCTGCAACTCGGGCGTGCCGAAGAGATCCCCCGGCTGGCCGCCACGCATCTGCTGGAACTGGAAGCGCGCTTGACTGAAGAGCATCAGCCGCTTCATCAGACAGGCGAAGACGATGCTATTGCCCTGGTAGGCACCCCGAACGAGTCCGGCGAAGTCGCCTTCGATTACCTCCTCATTGGTCGCCCAACTCTGAGGAAGAAGCGGGAAGCCAGCCTCGGAGAGCCACCCAATGTACTCATCGATTGAGTAGCCGCCGGGAATGGTGGCGCGCATCCGGGGCGGCGCGAGCAGCGAGCGGATGAGGCTCATGGACGCCTCCGAAGGTCAAGATTGGAGACGGCTAAGAGCACACCGCCCGAGAACAGGCCGATTCGCCAGTCAACGGCCGCCAGCGCCACGGTCACCGCGACAAAGCTGACCAGCCAGACGACCCGCTCCAGGAGGGCGATGCGTTCGGGCGTCATCGCGCCCTCCCGTAGAGGACGGCCGGCTCGACCTCTTCGGCCTCGGCATGGACGATCACGCGGCCGATCGCCATCGTCAGGCCCACGATGCCGTCGATACGCTCCGAGCTCCGCGCCTTGGATGGTTTCTGGTTGCCGGCGGCGTCCGTCTCGACCTCGACGTTGCCCGCCATCCATCGCAAGATCGGGTGGCCGCCGTGGCGGAGCTTGTGCTCCAGGATCGCC